GAGATACGTTCACTTATCACGATACATTCGTAACAAATTCAGTTGATACCATTACCATTGATACAGGTAGTGTTCAGGTTCGTATTATTCGTGAGCATGATGTGATTAGGACTACAATCACTCAAAAACCAGATACTGCATACATTACCATTGAGAAGACATTACCTCCTAGGGTAATTAATAAACAGCATTGGTTCAGGTGGTGGTACTTACTTCCTTTCTTTATTATTTGGGCTCTAGACAAGTTAAAATGATAAGGGCTATATTTGTAATATAATACAATGGAAAAAAATAAAATCACACAAGAAGAACTAGAGTTAATTCAGCAAATGAACACCGATTACACAAAAGCCAAAATGGCTATTGCGGATGCTGAGTTAACCAAACAGACATCTTTACACGCTATCGAAGTAATCCGTGAGCAGTTCTCTAATCACGAGAAGATATTGATAGATAAGTATGGTAAGGATGCTGTCATCAATATGCAAACTGGAGAAATAACACAAAAAGAAAATGGCAAAGATTAGCACATATGCTACCGATGGTAGTCCATCATTATCTGACAAAGTAATTGGCACTGAGGTGTCTTCTGACAACGCAACAAAGAACTACTTATTAAGTGATTTAAAAACACTTATGTTCAGTACGTTTGGTGTGTCTCAAATCATTGATGCATCATCAACTTCTGATCAAGAGCCCTCAGGTCTTGACTCTGCATTACAAGTTTCTTTTGGAGCTGCTCAAAATACAGCTTCAGACCCTGTGATGTTGGCTGCTGATGGTACAGTTACTTTTAATAGCCCAGGTTTGTATTTAATGAATGCATATGGTACTGTTGAGCGTCAAGGCTCTTCAGGGGGTGTGTCTGTTTTGTTGTTCCGTTCTTTAATTAATGGGATTCAAGCAGGATCTGTAAAAGGTTTTGAGTTAGACTCTACAGGCGTTATGTTACCGTATGAAATAACTATTCCTATAAACATAGAAACCGCAGGCACTACGCTTACATTTGAGATTATGCGTGATAGCTCAGGAGTAGATCAAGGTGGTCTATATACTCATACCAATTTAGGTGGATGGGATAACGTACCTTCTGCTGAAATAAATATCTGGAAAATAGGCAACTAGTATGTTGATCCGTAAAGTATCAGTGGGCCTTGACTACAAGGCTGCTATGCACTACATCGTAGGGCAAGATGTGTTATCTAATAGTAATAAGATACACTTGATACGTTACGATGAGAAAAGCCAAAGCTATAAGATATATATCATAAACCAAAAAGAAGAGGTTGTGCTTTGGAAAGAGTTTAATTCTAGTATGCCTGTAACAATTGAATACAATATAAATTTTTAATGAAATCACCTTTCTACTTCATAGCTAAGCCTGTGAATGGAAGCCGATATAACAATACAAAAGAAGTAGCCGGAATTGAGTTAATCATAAACACATCAGAAGAAGAACACAAATTCTCAAACCGATACGCTGAAGTAGTCGAGCTTCCATTAGATTACAAAGGCCCAATAACAGTTGGTGACATATTACTTGTTCACCATAACGTATTTAAATTTTATAACGACATGAAAGGTCGTAGAAAGAGCGGTAAAAGCTTTTTCAAAGAAGACTTATTCTTTATTGAGAATGACCAATTTTATATGTACAAGCATGATGGTAATTGGTACTCTCACGATAGGTATTGTTTTATAAAGCCTATTGACGCAAAAAAATCGTATATTATGAAGCCTTTCAAAGAAGAGCCTTTGATGGGTGTAATGCGATACCCTAACGAGTATTTAATTAGTAAGGGTGTCAAAGAGGGAGATACTATATGCTTTGAGCCTGAGTCTGAGTATGAGTTTGACGTTGATGGTGAAAAGTTATATAGGATGTTTGATCACAATATAACAATGAAGATATGTCCTTAATGATTATGGAAGATGTCCTTGCCAATCCAGATGCATATGTTGATGACATATATAGACTAGGTTTTGGTGAATTTGAAGACGGTGAAAATGTTTTCAAAGGAGTTCAACAAAGACCAAATACTGATGAGTTTGCTTACGTAGTAAGTGAGTTATTCCAGAATTACGATATTGCTTTGAACTTTGTGAGGAGGTCTCCATATATGCAGGAGGAGCCAAACTTCATCCATACAGATGAAATGATGGGTGATGTTACGTGTATACTTTATTTGAATAAATACCATCCTGATGAGGATGGTACTACGTTATATGATGACGAGGGCAAACCATCGATGATAATAAAAGCTAAATACAATAAAATGTTTTGCTTTGACTCATCAATGGTTCACTCACGTAATATGTATAATAATTTCGGTGAAGACCGTGATGCAAGATTAATTCAAGTTATATTTTTAATTAGAAGAGATGAGTGATTCAAATGAAATCAAATTGAAGATTATTGAGGCGGGAAGACAAGCTGTTGAACAACTAGTAAAGGTTGCTAGGGAGGATATAATAAAACCCGACCCAGACGATGAACTAGCTGCCGATCGTTTAAAAAATGCTGCTGCAACAAAGAAGTTAGCAATCTTTGATGCGTTTGAAATTTTAAACAGGATAGAAGCAGAAAAAGAAAGTCTAGAAATGTCTTCAAAAGGGTTAGATTCATATACGCAAAGTAAGCAAGGTTTTGCAGAACGAAGATCAAAATAGCATATACCGCATTATACCTGACTATGTCAAGAAAGCGACTAGGCTTAGTAAGAATTCTTCTAGGTCCTGGAAGTATGGATATGATGATAAATACGATATGGTCATTATATCTAAGACAGGTCAGATAGGTGATGTTATTGAGATATCTGGTTTGAGGATTGCACTACCTGCTGTACCTAAAGATGTATTTAAAAGGAGTAATGTGCCTTCCGAGCAATATTGGGAGCGTACTCCATTGCCAAATGAACTAAGCAAGATAACTTCCATTTTCAAATGGAATGAGATGCCATCTACATTTAAGAACCGATGGGTTGATTATGTAGAGAATCAATTTGACTATCGTGAGGATGGTTATTGGTTCATGAATAATGGAATGCCTACATACATTACAGGTAGCCATTGGATGTATTTACAGTGGTCTAGTATTGATGTTGGATTCCCAGACTATCGTGAGGCTAATAGAATATTCTTTTTGTATTGGGAGGCTTGTAGAGCTGATAAGAGGTCATTCGGTATGATTTACCTGAAGATTAGACGTTCGGGTTTTTCATTCATGTCATCATCAGAATCTGTAAATATTGCAACTCTCGCTAAAGACGCTAGGGTAGGTATACTATCTAAAACGGGTTCTGACGCTAAAAAGATGTTCACGGACAAGGTAGTTCCGATAAATAATAAACTACCATTCTTTTTCAAGCCTATCATGGATGGTATGGATAAGCCAAAGACAGAATTAGCTTATCGTGTACCTGCTTCTAAAATCACTAAGAAGAATATGCATGATCTCGATAGTGATATTGATGGCTTGGATACAACCATTGACTGGAAGAATACAGAGGACAATAGTTATGACGGTGAGAAGCTTTTATTTTTGGCTCATGATGAGAGCGGAAAATGGATTAAGCCAAATAACATATTAAACAACTGGCGTGTAACTAAAACTTGTTTGCGTCTAGGTAGTAAGATTATTGGTAAGTGTATGATGGGGTCAACATCTAATGCTTTGAGCAAGGGTGGTGAGAACTTCAAAAAGCTTTACGAAGATTCAAATGTATCAAGCAGAAATGCCAATGGTCAGACTAAGTCAGGCTTATACTCTTTGTTTATACCTATGGAGTGGAATATGGAGGGCTTTATCGATAGATATGGGATGCCTGTATTTAAGAAGCCGAAAGAAACTATTATAGGAGTAGACGGAGAGGATATAGTAAACGGTGCTATTGACTATTGGGATGCTGAGGTAGAGTCTATGAAGAGTGATGCTGATGCTTTAAATGAATTTTATCGTCAGTTTCCAAGAACAGAATCTCATGCATTTAGAGATGAAAGTAAGCAATCTATATTTAACCTTACTAAGATATACCAACAGATAGATTACAATGATGCTATGATAAAGGAGCATTATCTAACTAGAGGTAGTTTCCATTGGAAAGATGGAGTTAAGGATACCACTGTTGTTTGGTCACCCAATAGGAGTGGTAGGTTTTTAGTGAGTTGGTTGCCTGAAAAGAATCTACAGAATAGAGTAATAAAAAAGAACGGATTAAAATATCCTGGTAACGAGCATATGGGTTCATTCGGTTGTGACTCATATGATATATCTGCTGTTGTTGGGGGTAGAGGTTCTAATGGTGCTTTACATGGTATGACTAAATTCCATATGGATAACGGCCCTACGAATGAGTTTTTTTTAGAGTATATAGCTAGGCCTCAAACGGCTGAAATATTTTTTGAAGAAGTTTTAATGGCTTGTGTATTTTACGGAATGCCTATTCTTATTGAGAATAATAAGCCTAGGTTATTGTATCATTTTAAAAATAGAGGATACAGAAACTTTTCTTTAAATAGACCTGATAAGCAATATTCTAAATTAACTAAATCAGAAAGAGAGCTTGGAGGTATACCAAATAGTAGTGAAGATGTGAAGCAAGCGCACGCTGCTTCTATCGAGTCATACATAGAGAAGCACGTAGGTCTAGATACCTCTGGAGCCTACAGGGATGCTGATGTTATGGGTTCTATGCCTTTTTCAAAAACACTTGAAGATTGGGCTAAATTCAATATAAACGATAGAACTAAATTTGACGCATCAATCAGTTCAGGATTGGCTATAATGGCTAATCAAAAACATCTGTATGTGCCTGAAAAGCAAGAGTCCAAAATTAGCATTAACTTTGCTAAGTACTCGAACAAGGGTAATATAAGCGAAATAATTAGATGAAGGATGTAAAAATCAATATAGCTAATACTAGTTTCCCGAATCAATTTGCTACTGACGAGGAGAAGATGTCTCCTGAATATGGCCTCCAAGTTGGACAAGCTATTCAGTATGAGTGGTTCAGAAAAGACGGTGTTAACTGTCGGTATTATAGCCAGTGGAGGGAATTCCATAAACTAAGATTGTATGCGAGAGGCGAGCAGCCTGTTCAAAAGTACAAGAATGAATTAGCCGTTGATGGTGACTTATCTTATTTAAATCTTGATTGGACTCCTGTTCCTATTATCCCAAAGTTCGTAGACATTGTGGTAAATGGTATGGCTGACCGTTTGTTTAAGGTTAAGGCGTATGCGCAAGATGCTATGTCCCAATCTAAGAGAAGTAAATACCAGGATATGATTGAAGGTCAAATGGCTGCTAAAGACATTTTGACTATTATTCAAGATAATACAGGTGTTAATCCTTTCTCTATGGACCCTGATGACCTGCCTGCAAATGATGAAGAGATGTCTTTGTATATGCAGCTTAATTACAAGCCTGCAATCGAGATTGCTGAGGAGGAAGCTCTTAATACCATTTTAGAAGAGAATAAGTATTTAGATTTAAGAAAGCGTGTTGACTATGACCTTGCTGTTTTAGGTATAGGTGTAATGAAGCATGAGTTCTTAAAAGGTTCTGGAGTTCAACTTTCATATGTTGACCCTGCCAATATAGTATACAGCTATAGTGAAGACCCTTACTTCAAAGATTGTTTCTACTGGGGTGAGATAAAGACTTTGCCAATTACTGAGTTAATCAAGATAGACCCTAGTCTTACTAATGAGGACCTAGAGGAGATATCCAAGTATAGTCAGAGTTGGTACGATTATTATAATGTAGCTCAGTTCTATGAGAATAGTATCTTCCATAGAGATACCGCTACCTTACTATACTTTAACTACAAGACAACTCAAAAGATAGTTTACAAGAAGAAGTATCTTGATAATGGTGGTGTGCGTTATGTAGAAAAAGATGATTCATTCAACCCTCCTGCTGAAATGATGGAGGAAGGTCGATTTGAAAGAATTGAAAAAACTATTGACGTATGGTACGAGGGTGTTATGGTGATGGGTACTAATATTATTCTCAAGTGGGAGCTTGCTAAGAATATGGTTAGACCTAAGTCTTCATCTCAACACGCAATACCTAATTATGTTGCTTGTGCTCCAAGATTATACAAGGGTAATATTGAGTCATTGGTTAGGCGAATGATACCATTTGCTGATTTGATTCAGATTACTCATTTGAAGTTGCAGCAGGTAATTGCTAGAACTGTACCTGATGGTGTATTTATTGATGCGGATGGATTGAATGAAGTTGACTTGGGAACAGGTGCTGCTTACAATCCTGAGGACGCTCTTAAGTTATACTTCCAAACGGGTTCTGTTATTGGTAGATCGTATACGCAAGATGGTGACTTTAATAATGCTAGAGTTCCAATTCAAGAGCTTAATTCAAATTCTGGAGCCAATAAAGCTCAGATGTTGATATACAACTACAACCACTATCTAAA